TTACTTGGTAATTTCATTAAAAACATGCCCCAAGGCTTCAAGCTCCTCGGGCGTCATCTGAAATTCATCGTTACAGATTCGATATTCGATTCTTGACGCACCCGCCAATTTTTTAAACGAGTCAAACGCAAAATAAGAGGAAACACCTTCATTGACATGGACGTGCGGGCTTCTTTCTACTTGGCTTTTATATTCTGCATGGAGAGGCTTCACAATCTCTCCATCCGCCAGCCAATCGACAGAATGGCAACGCAAGTATTTATGCTCTCTAAAATCACTGTTGATATTAATTACACCGACTGGCTTTTTGTCATCAGGCTTTTTAGACGAATGAAAAATCTTATTAAACTGTTTACCGTTTGCATATCTGCCTATACTGTCATAGTACACCTTCATCCAAGCAACACGCTTTTGCCCTGTAAACTTATCTATTTCTGATTTAAAAACAGGCTGCTCCACGTTACTTTTAATTTGCTGATGTTGCTGATTTATCGCACCGCAACCGGACAAGACAAAACCCAAACAAAGTAAAACCAATTTATTCATTTTCATCAAATCCAGTCAAAATAAAGGAGTTCAATGTTATCCTTTTGTAAATTTCTTGACAAGCATTTTCTTTCTGCTTTACATTCCGCTTCACGAGGCGTCGAAAACCTCAAAACAAGCGGCATTCACCCCGTCAGCGTGAATTTTTTACGTCCATTCGATTCTTTGGTTTCCTTTATTGTTTGTTTTGATACCACCGAAGTTTCCTATGGCCGCGAGGGCTGAGAATACAAGACCTGCTTCGGCAGGGAATAATCACGGCCTTTCTTGTTTAGGTTTTCGAACCTCGCGGCCGCCCGTTTCGGGCAAACTTCGAAATCAAAACAAGGAAACTTCAAATGAACCAAGTTCAAAACATCTCTTTCCACGGCCAAACCGTAGCCGTTTTTTCCCAAAACAACCAACACTACGTCGCCATGAAGCCGATATGCGAAAATATCGGGCTGCAATGGGAGGCACAGTTAAAACGCATCCAGCGAAACGCCATTCTGAATACAGCTATGTCCATGATGGACACACCTTCAAACGGAGGCAAACAAAAAACCGCATGTCTGCCATTAGACTACCTCAACGGCTGGCTTTTCGGCGTGGACGCAAAGCGCGTTAAACCCGAAATCCGCGAACGCCTGCTCACTTACCAACGCGAATGTTTCCGCGTACTCAACAACCACTTCAACCAACCCAAACAAACCATCAAGCTCCCCGCGCCGGCAAATGCCAATATTTTGGCAACCCGGGCAGAAATGCACAGCATCCTGAACGCGCTTCAAGCCGCCTCGACCAGCTCCTTCGTCGATACCTACGGAAGCTGGGACGCGAAAATCAGAGGCATGGTCGGAAACCGCCTCCATGATTTGGACTTCTATCAGCTCTCATCGCTGATACAAAAACTCATCAAAGATTTACCCAAATACATCTTGGAAAAACACCCCGAAATCCTAAGACGGATTAAGGAAGAACGCTACGACCTAAACAGGCCGTCTGAAAAACCTTTAGATGCCAAACCCAAAACCGACCCATCCGACAGAGACGATTTCCTGATCGAACTGACCGACCGCTACAAATCAAAAATAGCCGGTCTGTTTATCCGAACCAGCGAAGATTCATCGGACAAAGAGCAAAAAGACATCTTGGATGATGCAGGGATTCAAATCTCAAACTTAGCCTCCCTTGTCAACACGGCCTACCGCAACCGCTTCAACGAAAGCGAAAACCGCAACATAAGCATTTATGAATTCAACCAAGCCATGTCAGAATTAACCGCTCTGCAATGTATCATCACCGACCTAATCATTGACCTTTAGCAAAAAGGCCGTCTGAAAATCAGGCGGCCTCTTTTTTCACAACCGGATAAAACGTAGAAATACCACGGAAAAAACGCTCGCTGACCAAACCCTCATCGCACAACGCCTCAATATCGTTCCGCGCGAAGATCCAGCCGCTCCAACGCCACTTACCATACACCTCATTCGCAACAGCCGTGGCCGTGCATCCCGGATTATTCCGGATATACGCTAAAACCTCTTTCTTATTCGTCATTTTTCCACCACCAAGCAATCCATAAATACCTGAACATATTTACCAGTAATCGCCGAACGGTAATAAATACCGTGCGTATCATATGAGTCAAGAACCGAAGACAGCTCATCTGAAAACACAAGCTGACCTCCTGAATAACACTCAATCTTCTGAGGCTTGCCGACACTTGAAATCTTAGGGTCCTTCGTGATAACCAAAGCCAAAAAGAAAATTAATGTAGCCAATAAGCCCACACCCCAAAAAACCTTACTCACAGCACCACCCCAAAAATCAAAAAACCGCCCGAAATCTGCCGTTCGGACGGTTTTTATCTTGGCTCGCACTCAAACACGCAGCCGCAAGCCTTAGCTGCACACAAAGAAGGCGGGCAACGCCGTATTAAGCCCTAATCAGAAAAAATAGCAGAAAAGCGTTTTTTGGCGTACGGTTTACGCTTAACCGTCAGGGGAACCGGCTACACACCGGGCAAATTTCGATACGGCTCCAACAACCTCCGAGCCGCGCGTGGCAACCCGGCAGGACCATCCTCTCGGACGGAATACAAATAGCCGACAGTCATCAGGATGGCATTCTGAATAGCTGGATTAATCACCACCCCATTCGTTTCGCCGTTTTCCTCAGCTTCCTTCGCCGCCGCAGTATCTCGATACAAAGGACGGTTCAAATATGAAACACAGTCAGCCGTGGCCGCATCTAAATAAAGGCGAAGCAGATCATCTTCATCTTCGCCATCAATACGAAGATGAAGCTTGACCAATTCCAACGTAATCATCGCTATTCCGTTTTATCTTTTTGGCCGTCATCAGATTTGCCATCACCGGAATCGCCGCCTTGTTTGTTACCGCCTTTACCACTTACTTCGACAGCACCCAATTCTTCGGCCGCTTCCAAAAATTCTTCCGGAATCTCATCGCCGACATTGTAGTGGACTGGATAAATCTCGCCGGTCGGCACGCCATAAAAAGGCTTAATAAACTTTGCCATGATATTTCCTTTAAAATACAAAGGCCGTCTGAAACTACTTCCCCACCGATTCACAGACTGGTTACTACTTTCATTTCAGACGGCCTGTTCAAATTAAGCCGCTACTTTCAGCAATACGCAGGCTTCAGGATTGTCCACACCGCCGCCAACGCGCTTGGTCGTGTAGAACTGCACGAACGGCTTATTCGTGTATGGGTCACGCAAAATGCTCACGCCCTTGCGGTCGAGAATCATATACGCGCGGTTGAAATCGCCAAAAGCGATACACAGCGCATTTGCGGCAACATCAGGCATATCGGCAACTTCGTGAACAGGATAACCGCACAACGTTGACGGCTGGTCTTGCTGATAGCTCGGCTGCCACAGGTAATTACCCTGACCGTCTTTCAGTTTGCGGACGGCGGCAAGCGTTTTGCGGTTCATCATAAAGCCTGCGCCTTGAGAGTATTCAGCAGGCAGCGAATAAACCAAATCAATGACCGAATCGGCAGTAACCGCTGCCGCATTGCCGGATTTGACAACCTTGATTGCGCCCAGAGGATGCTTAGTCGCATTGGTACCGCCTTCGGCATAAGTCAGCAAGCCGGTCGGCTTACCGTTCTGACCGTCACCACTGATAAAGGCTTTGTTTTCGGAAACAGAAAATTCAGTTTTCACTTCGTCTGCAAGGAAGGCTTCCAAATTGATTTCGGCATCGTCCAACATTTGCTGAGTAGCAGCCGGATTCGCATAAATCTCGCCTGTTTCAAAATCCAAAGATTTGAAAGTAGGCGTATTAGTTTTAGTGCGGGCATCTTCTTCACCCACCCAGCCGCTGCCGGCACCGTGCATATTGTACAGTTTGCTGAATTTCGGCTTCGATGTCGGCTGAACCTTAAACAGCTTACGCAGTGGCGATACGGCACGCAGCTTATCGGTAATGGTGCGATCCCATTCTTTCGGCACCAAATAACCGCCGTTGGAATCGTCCGATTTTTTCAAATCCGCACGGACTTCGCCGGATCGCATAAACGACACAGTTGCGTCAACCGCAGCCTGCGCTTCCTTATCCAGCTTACCGGCACCGCCGTTCATTTGAGAGGCCGCCATCTGTACGGCAAGGTCGTCGATAGAAGCGCGCAGACCGGCCATCTCAGCATCGGCTTTGGCGGCGGCGGCTTTAGCTTCTTCGCTACCTTGCTGCAAAGCGGCAATTTCTTTTTCTTTGCTGTCTTTAAATGCAGCAAAGGAATTGTTCAATTCTGCGAGCAACGCACCCACATCGGGCGCAGTATTGCCGGCATCGGCAAAGGCGGCAATCAAGCCGCGGGCAATCATTGATTTTTTCATACTTAACCTTTCATGGTCTGAATTAAATTTTGCAAGGCTTCCGCCGTCTTCAAATCGCCGCCAGCGCACGGCGTGACGGCAGGTTCGGCAGCGCGGGGCGTGCCGTGGAATAAATTGTTGAACACATCGCGGCGTTGGGCGCGACTGTATCCCTGTTGTGCGAGGCTGGATTCAATCAATGCCATCGCCTTCTTCTGCTCACTGTCGCCGGACTGTTCGATTTCCTTCACATCGATTTCGCCGTCGGCAAAACCATCCTCAAGGGCTTTTGACTTACCAATCCAACTTTCACGATCCATCATGCCGACGATTTCCGCTTTCGACAGTTTGGAACGCGCGGCATATAAATCAGCCATGGCATCATCAATCTGCGACAGCGTATCAATACTGCTTGCCAAGTCATGACGATTGCCAATAGCGAGACTCCACGCGTTATGTATCATTAAGAACGAGCCGTCACCCATCAGAATCTCGTCGCCCGCCATCGCAATCACAGAGGCGGCAGAGGCGGCAAGACCGACAATCTGAACCGTTACCTTTGCCGGATGTTGCGCCAACAGGTTGTAGATGGAGATACCCTCGAAGTAGTCACCGCCGGGGCTGTTGATGTTGACGATGACCTCCTTGTCGCCGATGGCACGCAGAGCGGCGGCAACGCGTTTTGCCGTTACCCCTTCGCTCCAAAAGCTCTCGCCGATTTGGTCGTACATCGTGATAACATTGTCGGTTTCGGTTTTTGCCTTAACCCCGCTGTCCCAACGGTTCGCCGCGTCAGGGCGCATATCGAAAGACAGCGATTTCGGCATAGCAGACAACGCACTAATCTGAGGCAGGTTTTTCAAGCTCATTATTCTTTCCTTGTTGCGCCTGCCTCAAAGTATCGGCAGACTTATCTGTTGATTTCGGCAGGTCGGAAATTTCGCGGACCTCGTTTTGAGTCATCCATGCGCCATGTCCGCCACTGCCTAAAGCTTTGGCAAAAAATTCCGCTTGATTTTCCAAGCTGCCGCGCAACAACGCACCGGCATTAAACTTGAATATCAAGCGGTCTTGTTCCGACGGCGTCAACAATGAACGGGTCAACGCCTGCTCCCACATCGTGAACCAAGGGAGAAGCCCATATTTCAGGAAAAACACCCCCAATTCACTGATACCGCTACCCCATGATGTGTCGTCCATCATCAGCAACGGGCGCGGCACACCAAACATCCGCGCAATTTCCTCAATTTGATGATTCCGGTTTTCAATATGCTGAGCGTCAGAAGCAGTATTGCCCCATTTCTCCGCTTTCAGCCCCTCTTCCAAAATCATAAAACGGCCGGCATTCGCTTTGCCGCTATACCGATTCTTCAACGATTCCTGAAGCTGGTTGTACGCCTTGTCGCTCAACGCCTTATCTGTCGCCAAGTACCCGCCGGCCATCACACCTTCCGAAAAAATACGGCTTGCCGCATCTTCCGCGTCAAAAGCAATACCCAAAGCACGCTTCGCCAACTTCACACGGCTCATACCCTCCAAGCCGTCGTCGGTCAAATCTCGCAGGTGCAATACATCAGACGCCTCAAAATCCAGCAAACAGCCGTCTTTTCGCGTAACCACATAATGCACGCTCCAATCGTCACGCTGCTTCACCTGTACAGACATAGGATGAATCGGCACAAGCTGGATGACCTGACCGCGCGAACGGATGATCCGCGCATACGCATTGCCATATTGCAAGACATGGCTTTGCAGCAGACTTTTGAACTCATAGGCCGTCTGAAACTTATTCGGCTGTCGTTTCAGCAGTTTCCAAACAGGATGCTCCGTAGCAGTCTCACGCCCGTCATCGTTATGCAACACATTCAAGGGCAACATACCGATACTTTGGCTGATTAACGTGACACACCGATACAGCGCGGCATTACACAAAGCCTTTCGCCCATCAATACCAACGCCACCGCCGATTTGACCGCTACGGATAAATTCCAACAACGCAGGGTCATTCAACCCCTCAAAAACTAAGCCGCCCGAGTCAGCACGCGGGCGGCTTTTGTTTTTGGATTTTTTCTCTTTCGCCATATCCTATCTCACAACATTCTGATTCCGCGTGTTTCATAAACCGATGCGCCTCTCGCAGTCGGATTCAGCGACAAAAGCGACACCGCATCAAACATTGCCATCAGCGGGTCGATTTTCGCCGAGCCGCTCGCCTGCTTGGTAATCAAAATACCATTCGCACGCGGCTCGACACGGGCATTCCCAACCACCCAATTCATCATCGCGCTGCCGTTATGGATAAAACAGCCTTCAGCAAGCTTGCGCTCAGCCGTCTTAATCGCCGCGCCCAGCTTCCAGCCCTGCGACACACCAACAACAGCATCTTCCGGAACGCCATATTCCAACATCGCGTCCAAAATCGCACCGACCCCGTGCGGGTCAAGACCGCATTTATCCAGCAACCCACTCTGATAAACCCGAGCCACAAGCCCCGCCACCTCATCGCTGTCATCGCCGATTCGGTTGACGATGGTCAAATCGCCGTGCTTGGCAAAATCTAACAACGCCGGTGCGATTTCCTTGCGCCGCTCCAACACCGACGGATGCGCCCAAGCATGAAACCACGCCGCCCACATCCGCGGATTGTCTTTCAGACGGCCAACGGCAGAAATACCCAGCAAGTCATCCAACCCGCCGCCGTCCACGCCAATATCGATGACCTCGCAGTGTTCAAGCATCCAATCCAAGTCGATTTCGGGACGGTTACCGTTTTCCTCCCAAAAATCCGCACCAGCCCATCGGTCATTTCTCAAATTCATGCCGACTTCGACATTGAGATGCTTGGCGTAAAACTCCATCAATGCCTCGCCGCCCTTGCTTTTGGCTTTGGCGAGCATACCCGTTAATGTCTGCGTATCGACGGACGCGCCCAAATTAGGATTCGTAATGTAGAAATTTTCAGGATTTTCGTAAGCCTTACTTTCCAACATCGCCTTCGGGAACTCATACAGCACAGGCATATACTGAGGATTGATGATTTTCCCGTCACGAACATCGCGCGCCAAATCCAATTCAGCCTTAAAAACCCCCGCCGGCGGCTCGGTTGACTGCGTAGAAAGCTTAATCACAAACCCATCGATACGGGACAACAGACCGCCAGTCGCCTCAGCAATCATCGATTCCGCGCCCGCAACCTTCCCGAACAAATGAAGCTCGTCAATCAGGACGCCGGTTGCCTTTTTACCGCCGACAGTCTTATCGTCAGCCGCCACCACCTTCAACGTCGCACCCGTTACCGTGTTCGTAATGGTTCGAGTGTGCTGTTGGACGTGATAAGTTGCCGACAGATACGGGTCAAGCGTAATCATGTCCCGACACGGAATAAAGCTGTTGTCTGCTACCTCCTTAGTGGGTGCAAGAATCAAATATTCCGAACTTTCACGGTCGTCCAGTTCGATAGCCGTCATCATCATGGCGGCGGCTATTGTTGACTTCGTGTTTTTTTTCGCAATCAACAAGAAAAAATCGTTGATATCCCGCCGATACGTCGTCGGGTTTTGCGCCCCGAACATCGCGCCGGCAAAGTCATACACCCAATCACGGGTCACTTCCCCGATGGTCGGCTGACCCAGCACATCACGAAGCCGCAAACGCTCCATAAACGCAACAGCACGATTCGCCATTACAGGATAAAGCGGCTTGACCGGAACAATACTTTCCCCCGCAATAATACGGCGCTCCCAATCGGGCAGGGCGGTCGTCCATTTCGGAGGGGATGTGTTCAATTCCATCTTTTACCCCCGCCAACCGACACAGCAACATGCCCCGAAACTTCATCCAGCGGGAAAAAATCCCCCACCGCATTCCCTTGACGGCGCCGCTCCCTCAAAGACATCGCCTGCTCACGGGCGGCATCCTTTTTATTAACCGCCGCAGGCTTGGCTTTCGTGTATTTCGCTTTTTCCGACGCCGCAGCGTGTTTTTCCTTTGGCGTTGCCCACGGATCCATCATGACACCTTCCCAATATTCAACAGGGTCGAGCGATACCCGCAATTTGTCACAAACCGCCTTAACAATGGCGCAGAATTCAGAATCATCCGTATCCATCGCCCCAATCCACGCAGAAACGCCGTCAGCAGTAAAAACAGCCGTATTACCACGCCCCATTTTCGCAATAGAAGCAGCAATTTCAGATACAGACTCACAATCCGCATCACTTTCCAGCCACTCAGCCACCGCCCGCGAACAAAAAAGCGGCAGTTCGTTTTGCTGTCGAACTACCGCCTGATTCCCTTCTTCCTTCGCCTTCGGCTGGGAATCATCGCCGAAATAATCAGGCCAAAACGACCGGATATAATCCTTTACCCTAGGGTCAGCCATACAACGCGACCCAGTAGCCGATGCGCTGCCCTCGCTACACCCAATAACCAAAGCCGCATCCCGATTACTGATTTTGACAGGTTTCGCCGAAACAATAGCTTCAGCAAACCTCAGCTTTTGCCCCTTCAACCTAGCCATAACCAAATCCCAAAAAATCACAAAACAGCCTGAAATCCAAGCCATTAAACAATTCTTAAACAATTAACCTTTAACAAAAACACCAAAAAACCAATAAAATATACGCATGGGAGGGCAGGGGGTTTCCGCTGCTAATCCCTATGAACTTTTGACACCCCCTACCCTACCAGCGACGATTTCGCCGGCGATTTTCCGAAACAGATTTTTTCGAGTGGCACTCCTTGCAAAGAGTTTGCAAGTTTTCCACATTATCCTCGCCGCCATCAGCGAGCGGAACAATATGGTCACACTCAGCATCACTTGGCAACACCACCCGACCGCACTGCCGGCACTGATACTGGTCACGCAGTAGCACGGACTCACGCAGAGCCTGCCAGCCACGACCGCGCATACGTTTTTCCGCCGTCTTTGGCGGATGCTTCACGGCGATTCTGCTTTGCTCAACAGGTCGGAGCCGTGAAGCAACTTGTTTTAATCGACCCATAAAATTCTTTCCAAACGCAAAAGGCCGCCTGAAAAATCAGACGGCCTTACCACGCTTTTTTGACTGAAAATAAAAAAGCCGCGTTTCCTGCTCACACAGTAAAACACAGCTTGCCATAATTTAAACAGATTTCCCCCAAAGGGTCAATAGGCTTTTAACAACTTTTTAACAGCTAAATCCGCCACCAAGTTAAGCCTAGCATTTGAAAGCCGCCGCTCATAAGCCTTTCGCGTAATTCCCAATGCCTTCGCTTTTGCTTCTTGAGTACCTATTCGCCGGTATTCAACCATAATTACCTGGCGACGATTAGGGTTAAGATGGCATATTGCTTGGTCAACCAAACTCCCTATTCCATCTCCGTCAACGCCATAAGGCAACAATGCCCGGAAATCATCACGCGGCGGAAGCTCGCCTGCCGCCATCAACCGATTGAACCGGCTACAACCGAAGCCCAAGCCGTTATCCTCTCGCTTGGCAGACCAATCAGCCCACCATTCCAACAATGTTTCAAGTTCAAATTTCATTTTCAGTCAGTCTTTGTTTCACGCTGACCATCCCTAGCCGCCGTCGTAATACGCAGGGCTTTATTTTTGAAGGGATATTATATCAAAATTTGAATAGAAAAATTCAAAATGAAATTATTTTTTACGATGAAAACCTGCAAGCCAATAACAATATGGGCTTGTGCCATAAATTTTAAAAACCTGTGCCATTGTGCCATGCACTGTGCTATGTTTTAAATCGCTGAAAGCCTTATAGTATATAGTCCCGTGCCATTGTGCCATAAATTTTTTAAAAAAATCTCGCATAATAAAAAAATTATTCAGACATAAAAAAATATGACACGTTATATATACACCGTGTCATATTTTGAAAACCTATAATTTTTTTCTTTCGTAAAGCAAAAATCGCCGAAATTTATGGAACTATGGCACAGAGCCATAGGCCATAAGGCTTTCAGCGATTTAAAACATAGCACAGTGCATGGCACAATGGCACAGAGCATAGCACAGACTGTATCCCATAAAACTACAAAACGCGAACGGCAATATTGCCGAACGCGTCTTGACACTGATATTATAGATAACCTAAAAAATAGTCAAATAACTTCCGCTCCACGATACACACACCCGGCTGATCTGAACTTTAAAACATCATTCCCAAGAGATTCCGCCTCAGACAAACCCTCTTCAGGCTTCCAGCCAGGCGTTTTAAAAATCCAGTTTTGATGCGAAGTTTCTCCGTCCTTATTCACAGACCGCCAGCGACGACGGGCGCGCGGCATCTTTTCGGCAATATGTTGCAGAAACTTGGTTTTCCCTGTTTCTCGCTCTCCGTTTTGCCTGCACCACTCTTTGTAAACCAACCAAAGATCGTCAGTAATGCAACAACAAAACGGCAGATCATTAATACCACCACTCGACCACTCATAATAAAACGTTTGCCATGCATAACGGCCATACGAAATAACATTCCGTTTTGCCGATGTCATCGGAGGTTGCGTGTTTGGGTCAAATCGTACCGGCTCTGCTAATTTTATTATCTCATATCCTTTTTCATTTTCCGCCTCCTGTTGTCCATATGTCATGTAGAAATTCCAACACAAAAGGAAGCTATAAAATATTCTAACGCCATCATTGCCGACACAATCTAAAACTTCATCGCGCAATTTTTCATCTAACTTCTTCTCAGGCCAAACGACAAAGTAACGTCGGTCATTTTCTTCAATCTTAAATGGCTGAGATTCATTGCTCAAAAATACGCAATTCATATAGTTCGCCTCTTCATAGGCATCTTGGAATTTGCGTTCAATCCGCATCGTCTTGCCGGTGATCATGTGCTTTTGGCTGCCTGTTTTATTGTATTTCTGCTGGTTAGTATAGACCTCTTCAAAAATACCAAACATCTTGCCTGAGCGGTTTGCCGTATAGTTACTTTCTAAGTCCTCTTGGCCGTATGTCGCGCCGTATTCGCCGTACATCGGTTTGACGATTTCCTCGAAGAAAAACGATTTACCTGCACCATGAATATGACCATGCATAACAACAGCAGTGGTCAGCTTTGACCCTAAATTCTGCAAAGGATATGCCAGCCAATTCAGCAAGTATTCAACCTGTTGCAAATCTCCATTACATAAATAATTTATAAGATTCAAAATCGGCTTGATTTCCGGAAATAGTCGATACAATTCCTGATTGGTTTTAGGCATATCCTCTTTGGGAATCGGGAATTTTGGTTCAAGCGGCATTCCTCGAAAAATATTAATATAGTCGTCAGACAACTTTCTTCCAGGCTCGAAAACCAACCGATCAAACCGCTTAACAAGACGATTCGGGCTACTTATCCATGTTTTAAAACCGTCCGGAGTCATTGCCAACCGAGCCGCCTTTTCCGGAATGACACACCATAATGTGTTATCCCAAATTGAGGCCGAACCATCAAGGTAGATGTATCTTTCCATTATTTCTTTGGCTTCCTCATCCTTGACCGCCTGAATCAACGCATAGTCCTTTTTCAGACGGTTGATTTCGTACATAGTTAACACGGGCGCACGGCCCCATTCGTACCAAGCATCGACAACATCTTTTCCGAAATGGACGGTCATGGCTTTTCGGGTATATGTAACCCCAGTTTTCCTGTCCACGCCGTGGTCTTTACCTTCAACAAGCCCGAAATCAGATTTCAGTTTTTGCAATTTAGACAAATATTCGTCATCTATATCCCCCGCGCCCCCTTGATTGCCTGTTGCTTCAGGAGATTCAGGCAACTGCTCAGATTCCGGCTCCATATTTTGAATGGGTGCGGGAAAGTTTTCAGACGGCCTTTCCGCTTCCGGCACATACTCAACCAGCCAATCCGCCGCGCCCATTTTGCTCAAAACTTCGGACGGATTGACAATGCGCCCACCATCAGCAATCGCATCGGCAATATCGAAACCATGAGGCCATCCCCCCGGAGCAGGAATGTTTACCAGCCAAACGCGGCAATTCTGCTTTGTCAGCACCTCAGCAATACCCAACATCGCCTTCATTCCGCCTTGCTCATTGCGTGGCAGGAATGGTTTAGACTCAGGGTCAACACCTTCTTGACGCTCTTTTTTAGTCAGCTTTTGGCGTAGCGAATCGCAATCAGGCCACAAGACAACATCACGATCAACGACCACTGACCAATCCGACTTATCCCAGTTGTTACAACCGCCATGCCACGTCAGGACGGCATAGTTATAACCCTGAGCATCTGCCGCGTTCTTACATTTCTCTCCCTCAACAACCAAAACTGGTAATGATGGGTCAGCAGCCAAAGAATCAAGGCCGTACAATGGGCGCGGATTATCCCAACAACGCCAACGCCACATCTTCTCGCCTGTTTTCTTATGCTCACAAAACGTATAAGGTAGATCGATTTTTCCGCCGTCTGATTTTTTAAATCGGGCAACGCCACCCAAAACCGCGCCGGAGCTATCGCGGAAAACAGATTTAAAAATAAGGTCATCCGATTTTCTAAATCCATTTCTAAAGGTCATAGATTTCAGCGCATATTCAGGCACAGGAATGATGGGCCTCCACAAATCTCGCTCTTCCTCTTTTACCGGAGCAGGAGGCGGCAAAGGTTTAGGAGCCTTATCTACCAAATCCCCATGCGCCAAACCAAGCAAGGAGGCAACCTTATCTCTAGCCTCATTAAAACTGTATCCGCACACATCCATCAGCAAATCAAACGGACTGCCGCCATCTGGCTTGCACTGGTTACAAATCCAAACACCGCTACCACGACTTGAGCCGCTGCCATCGGTAAACCTGAATCGGTCAGTACCACCACATGATGGGCATGGATGATGATTTTTGTCCAAAATCTCAGAAGGAATCCCGCAAGCCTCCAAAACCTCACGCCACCGGCCATGAGCGGCGGTATTAATTTCGGCTTTTGTTGCATATTTTTTATTCATTTTCAGTCATCCTTTACGTTTTTTAGGCGTAAAAAAGGCCTGCCCACCACCTCTAGTGGGCAGGCTAAATTACCAATCGCGTGTTAATCGGTAACGGGAGTAATCGTCTCAGGTGCCGTATTCAAAAGGGCCTCAAGCCTCTGATACACCTCATAATCACACCGCTGAACCTTGCCTGTTGACGCTCGATGCACCCATGATTGAGATTTCCCAACCAGCTCTGCCAAGCGAGCCTGATTCAGACGGTGCTTATACAAAACCTTTTGCACCAATTCCTGCAATTTCATAATTCAAATTTCCTGCTTTGTTATTCGTTTGTGAATATTCTAATTCAAATTTTGAAGATGTCAAGGAATTATTCAAATTTTTTCGTAAATAATTTATGCAAAAATGAATTTTATAAAGATAATCCGCACTAATAAAAAAACGGAGGTCTTATGAAATACCTATCTGACAACTACGCATACCTGCTTCGCACCCACGGACTCAATTCCCGTCAATTATCAGATCGCCTTGGAGGCAAGCCATCCCAACCAACACTGAGCCGTCTTGAGAAAACACCCGGCAAGAACCCGCGCCTTGAAAATATCCAAATCATTGCTGATTTTTTTGAAGTCCCAATCGAAGACTTGATGAATAAGCCGCTTTGGATGGATTCCGCGCAAACTCAAGAAATCACACAAAAAATACAAGAGCCAAAAACATCTTATGCGGCCGCCGGCAAGCTCCCGAAGAAAACTATTCCGCTGCTTGAAATTGACCAAGCAGTGAAATACGTCAGCCAACGAAGTCAAGTTGATATAAAACACAGCGAGAGAGTGGCAACAACCATGCCGCATTCAGACCTCGCCTTTGCCTTACGGATGTTTGACAACAGCATGAAAGCAGAAGAAAACACAGAAGAATCAATAAGCAAAGGCGAAATACTTATTGTTGAACCAAAAATTCCGCCGCGCCACGAAGACATTGTTGTCGTCAATTTAAATCCTGAAAAACAAATCGGGATGGTTGCAAAACTTGAAATCGACCCTTTCGGCAAACGCCGACTGCGCAGAACCGGCATCAATGTTGCCGGTGAGAATCTAATAGACTTGCCGGAAGGAGCTTTTATTTGCGGCGTTGTCATTGAGATAAAACGCCGAACCATCAGTTTTAGTGAGGTAGAAAAACGAATAAAAAACGAATACAACCCAATAGAATCAACACAGAAATAGCGCAACATATTGATTTAAAAAAATTAAACCAAAGACCGCAACATCATGCGGTCTTTTTTTTGTATTTTTTATTCAAAAAATTTACATTATATTCAAAGATTTGAATAAAAATACCTCAAATTATTCAAATATTGCTTGAATAATTTTATTCATTTACGCATAATTACACCCATCAAAACAAACACCCCACGAAAGGGCAACCGATGGAAACCAAGAAATCAATCAGACAACACTTGTCTCAAATGCTCCGGAAACTGAAACCGGCAACTCCAAGAAAACAAGTCATGGTCGCAACGGGATTCTTCATTGAAGAAACTGAGGAAGCATGCAAAACAGAACTTGACCGAGTCAAAAAACACATCAAAACCGCTTTCGACAATCAAGTTGCCCACCTCATTAAAGACTTCAACATGTCAAAAGAAGAGGCAGAGAAAATCGCGCTTGAACACGCTCAATTCAGAATTGACAGCCTGAATAGCTCATACAACTTATAAACCAAAGGCCGTCTGAAATTCAGACGGCCACACAAAGGGTAAAAAATGAAAATCCGCTACATCTTAATTGCCATATTAATAGCAACAGCAGGCTACATGACCGGTAAAGCGACAGCCAAAGAAACAATTACCGTCAACATCGAATGCCCACAGGAAGGCTGCGGTTTTATCGATTTCGACAAAAACCCCGAACTCATTGGCGGCGGCCTCGTTCTCGAACCAACAGACCAGAAATAACCATGCCGGCAATATTAGTCTTAGTCCTAATCATCGTACAAATAGCCGTCGAACGCATCACCGGAATCCGATTCCGCAAATGGATAGACGGCACCCCACGGAAATAAAACCATGGCAACCAACAAACGCCCTCGGAAAAAATATTGCAAAAAACGTCTGTACTTAATTGATACCGCACGGCAATCACACGTCAACCCAATTCAGCTCGTAGCACACGCAACAAGCAACAGGCCACTATCGGAAGAAACAGTCAATGCCGTTTTGACCGGATACACAAATTTTCTTGATCTAGTCAAATCCGGAAAAGCAACAGGTCAAATTTTTTTCCAGATGTGCGAATGCCATTACTTGTATGTTGCCCTGCTCGAAGTGATGAAACGCGCCAAAGTCAATTTCGACAATGCCGACGACCATATGCAATTTAAGCTTAGGCTATCGATCCTATTTGACATCGCAGTCGATACCACGACAGACGTTTTAGAAGGGATCGCATCACGCGAAAAGAAAACCAATAAATTTATTTTGACTGGAGATGAAATCAAACACATAGAGCAGTCAATATCAGATTTCAAATGGCTCCTCAAAATTGCAAGCTGGCAGCATTACATTGCCGCGCTAAAGGAATCAGAGCCAATCCTAAACCAAGAAGCACACCGCCAACGAAAAAGGAAAAGACTGGAGGCCACGCAATGAAATATCTCGCACTTTTATTAATTTATTTCCTAGCAGGATTTGGTGCCGGCGAAATCATCAGCTACATCAAAAGCTACATCAAAAAGAAATCCGCAAAACCCGATGACGACTGGCACGGCGGACACTGGCCGCACTAATAGGAGAAAGACATGAACTGCGAATACCCAAATATCGCCGTCAAGCGAAGCCCTAAAAACACATGGATTATTGTTGAATATGTCGGCACCTTGTATGACAAAAAACACTGGTCAATAAACGGCCACTTTAAGCGGAAAGCGAAAACCATCGCAGAATATAAAACATTTGAAGAGGCAACAGAGAAAGCCGAATACATCCGAACCAACAAAAAACAGGAGAAATAAAATGATTGAAATCAAAGACAAAAACATCATTGCATACAACGCAAGCGAGAGCTTAATTGAAAGCATAATCAAAGACGTTTTCTCAGGTCTAATGCTTGGATTTTGCTTATATATTAGCCATTGGGCAGATTCAGTATTCTGGACTTTTATCACCGGCTTGATGTTTTTATTTTATCTTTCAAGCAAACTCAACAGACTAATAAAAGCCCGCGTTACAAAATTTAAAACATGGGCAGAATTTAAAAAATGGGTAGATGAGCAGGCTGAGCTTGAAATGCACTCATCTGATATGCCAAACAAGGACGACAATGCGCAGACGGCTGAATAACTACCAATTCGACAGGCGGCGGAAATACCGCCTAATGAAGATTAGAAAGGCAGGCAGAAAATGAGTAAAAATTCAAAGCAGCGAGAATTTACATTTAAATATAAGTTTGGCGGCAAAGATTGGGTTACGTCTGTATTTGCTGACAGCGTTGAAGAGGCGAAGCGTAAGATTCGAGCGCAGGCTGCGGCGGTTTACGATGGCGAAATTGTGGCAAGGTTTCCCGTTCTACCCAAGGCATCTTGGGTTAATCGTTTGATAGGATGGGTGAAGACCAAATGAAAATACTTGACTTTATTAAAGGGACTGCAAAGGAAATATAAATGAATATCGAAGAATTTAATCCAAAAAACAACCCTAAATACATCAGCTATATTTATCGTTTTTTGAAGAAAGAATACAAATTAGGTAAAGCATTAAATTCGACTTCAAGAATTGTGAAATTTAAGCATGATTACGGATGGTATATTGGTTATTTTTTAAATGACGGACTTGGAGACTTTATTGGCAGCAGGGTTTTATACGGTAATCAAAAGGTAGAGGTATTTTGTTTTGTCAGAACAACCGAAGAAGAGGTAACTGAGGAAATCAAATGGGAAGATTACGAACGCATCGGCGGGTGCTTATTGATTCCATGGCGACACCAATGGATTTACACAAACAAGCATTCCAGAAAATGCAAATTTTGCGGGCAATGGGAGCGAAAAGTAATAAAAACCGTTAAAACAGTTAGCCGTCAAGAATTATGGAAATCAGAAGAAAAAAAATCATACAAGGACCGAGAAAATGTCAAAAATGCCAACAGAAACTAGATTAATGCTGATACACGGCAATACTCATATTCCGCTCGAAACAGTGGCAAAAGAATATTTGAACCTTAGCCCCGAAGTAGCACGCCGGAAAGCAAATGCACAAAGTTTGCCATGGCCGGTAATATCAGCAGATGGAAACAAAAAAAGCCCCAAGTTTGTAAGCGTATCAGCCCTTGCTGAATGGCTAGACCAAATCGAAAGCAAGGCAAAAGATGAATGGGCAAGAGTACGAAATTAAAGAAAAGGCCGCCTGAAATTCAGACGGCCTTTTTTTCAGGCGAAAAAAGAGCGATCAGGCTGCTCAGCCCTAACAATTTCATCAGCCTCTTGCAGAGCTTCCATCATCTCCAACACTGGAGGCCTTGCCCGAAGATTGGTATATCGCCTCATACTCTCCCAATCCCCATGTAACGTGAATTGCTGCATCACCGGAATCGACAAACCCTTTTCAGCCAACCTTGTCGCCCCCTCATGGCGCAAATCATGAAACCGCAGATCATCAATCTTCAGCTCACGACACGCACGCTGCCACAAAGAGCCAACACTCCTGCCCTTATAACCACCAAGCAACAAATCGCTATTCTGCACATTCATTTGCCGCGCAATCTCAGGGGAGCGCATCAAATTAATCACAGCCATTGCCTCATCCGATACCATAAAAGCCTTGTCATTACCCTTACTCCCTCTTGGATTTTTCAAATCTCGCACAAGCCAAAGACGGTTTGCCTCATCAAAATCAGACCAGCGCAATCGGGCAATCTCATCAAGACGGCGGCAGGAATAAATCGCAAACCACATAATCAAGTGCATCGGCAGACGTTTCGGATTTACAACCACACGCCTCCACGCCTTCAAGAAATAAGCCGTTAATTCCAAAAGCTCATCGTTATTAGGCAAACGATCACGCCGGCGCGCCTTGCCGATGACACGCGCCCTGCGCAAACCCTCCATCGCAACATCAAGCTCAGCCCATGATACATCAAGCCCCCAAACGAAATGCGCGTGCTTAATAATCGAGCGCATATACTGCAAATCGCCGTTGATCGTAGAGGCAACCACCGGCTTAATACCAAGCTCAGGGCAACCCTTCTGCCGGGCAAAGGCAAAAGCAGAGTAATCAGCACGCGTTAATCTATCCAGCCTCTTATTGGCTATATCAAAATTTAAAATAAAATTGATAACCCCAAGCTTCGTCTCACTGTAATTCGTCCGAACTTCGTCAACATACCGCTTTGCAGCTTCCTTGAGCGTAGGGCATAATTCACGCTTGCCATCGTTAAAAAGCAGATCAGGATTTGACTCAATCTCAAATTCACGCCGCTTTGCCCACTCAGTCGCAAGAGATTTTTTAGAAAAAGTCCGGCTTTCGGAGTATGGAGGATAGCCCTCCCTTTTCACACGCACCTGCGCCCTGTAAACAACAGTCCCCGACGGGTTTGTCCTTTTTGTTATAGTAGCCAT